CTCGTCGGACCCCATATTAGGAGTCCTATGAGCTGTGCAGATCGACACATGCTCACTCGCCCCGGATGCCTGTTTACTTAACGATCTAAGCCGAATGTTTCCAACAATCGTTTCCGAATTGGATTCATCGGCCGAGCGTCTGAGTCTGGCATCCACCTCGTACGGACTTGTAGTCCCTGCGAAGACCCACCCACGTACCTTGCTTCGTCACAATTCCTTATTATGTGCCAACGCAAGTAACCATCAACATCACACAGCAAAGGAGATTTTTCAAGCCGAGGCTCTAGAACCTTGTATTTGCGGAGCAACATCGGTGGCTCGTCGTTCCAACGCACTGGCAAATTAATGCCAGGATGCGCATCACCTTTATCTCTGATCCAACCGAGTATTGGTGATTCACTTTCGACAACCGGGAAGTATTTAGCCCCGAACTGTCTAAAGTGTAGGATCTGTGCACGTACGAATGAAGCTGTTTTCGTAAACCCTTTCTTAAACAGGGCCGCCTCGTTTTCTAAGGCTGAAACCAGATCTTCGTTACGCGGGGGAAATTTGACAATGCTCTTAAACATTGTCGGGGTTATGTCCACGCCTTGAAAGGCATGCATGCCGCAAGATTCCCTAAAATGGCTGTTTGCAAAGCTCTTATCCTCGTTGATTTTCATACCAAACAAGGGTAAGTATCGCGTAACCATTTCGTACAAGTGTGTGGGGACAATTATGTCATCCCCGTACACCCAGACAGGAACCTTTAAACTGGGCATTGCATTTAGAGCTAATGATTGAATTAGTGCCCAATGCACCAACCCCATCACCGGGAAGCATAACGCTGATCCCATGGGCGCGTACTTCTTGCACATGAGGATCTTCGGTATCCCGAATTCGCGTTTGAGTTCGATACGCTTAGTGGACAAAATCATTAATCCCTTTAGTAAATTAGGGTTTCCACTAAACAATCGACTTACGAGCGTCCTGGGAATACGATCAGATGCAGCCGACATATCTATCGTCGCATATTCTAGATCGCCAGACGAACGTAAGGCAAGAGCTGCATTCAGAGATTGATCAGTGAAATTCACGTATCCCCTCGTGAGGGGATGAGTTTCACACCTCTGATACAAGGCTTGTCTCAAGCCTTGTTGCAGCCATTGCACTTCCAGCTCTTCTATACATATACTACGCGCTTTAGAGTAAGTCTTGTTGACGAACTTTAAACGTGCAGTTGGAGCGAAACGCGTCTTTGTGACAGCGTTCCGTTTGGGCCAGACTCGGAGGTCCCATCTTGATGACTGGGGATGCATGTTGAGTGGATTAAACCATTCATCATGCTTGAACACTCCATTTACTAGGTGGTACCCCATGTTCGGTCTGAATCGTTCATGGAGCTCTGTGGGTGTGTTCGTTGCGCCGGGGCCAGGCCTCGGGGTGAAGAGATGAGATTGATTGCGGTCAAACGGATCAAGTCCTTTGACTACTTTCGAAATCAAGTCTTTTGCACCATTGATGATTGAATCGCAAAAAGCACTCGTTTCACCTTCTGATAAATCAGGAAGTGATTCGTCCACAGTTTGGAAATCCAGTAACTGCTTCTGGATTGCACCTTTTTTATACGGGCCTTTGAGTTTCTTAAAGGCATAACACAGCTGATACAAACACTTCAGCGGTGTAACC